CCCTATCGACTCTCAGCCGCACATCTGGCGGCTACGAGTCAATCATAGGGGCGATGTCAACGCTTCGAGCGCTTGCCCTTGCCCGGAGGCCTCAGATGCAGCGCAACGATAGCCACGAACGCAGCTGCCAGTACGACGACGACGATTGCCTCTGTGAGTTCTACCATCTCCCCGACGTCCAGTCTGACCGGCTCCACCCGTCGATGCCCCAGACGGTGACGTAGCCAGCCGGTTGCCAGGGGCTGACATCCCACCAGCTGCTCGGAGCCCTACCCGGGCTTTCGTTCCATGTCACAAGGTCCCAGGACGGCCCAGGAGGCACCCAGACGCCCGCTGCCGGCAGAACTGGACTGGTGGGCGGTATCGGAGGCTCTGGGGGGCTTGGGGGCTGGACTGGTGGCGAGAGCTTCGCAGTAGTTGTCGAATGATTGCCATCCGACCAGAGAGCCCGCTTGACATCGGACCAGCGGGCCCAGGCTCCCCGGGCACCCTGCGACCAGAGAGGATCATAGAACCCGACCCAGCTGCCCGAGACCTTCCAGCCCCGGAGCATGACAGAATGACCGAAACTGTTTGATTGCACCTTGAGGTAGGCAGGGAGCTTCTCGTACTGGACAGCAGCTGTGACCGCGTACCCGCCACGCAGCCGGCCAGGAACCTCGCTGATCGCGATAGCAGACAGGGTGACGTTATGCGCCGCCCTGGCACCCTTCCGGACCTCTGACGCTGTCGCTCCGTTGTTGTGCGGACGACCACCCTTCGAACGTATCGGATGGGCCGTGGCACTCATCGCCGCAGACAGCCCGGTACGAGCGGTACGACAGGCCATACCACCGGAGCAGTAGGCACAGCAGACGTAGGGTCGCTCTGTCGTCTCCGTCATGACATTGACGTCAGGGTAGAGCCCGGTGACCTTGCCATAGACGTAAGGCGGAGCGCTGTATGTAACGGCCTCCGGTCCCAGGGCGTCGCGCTCGAGGCGAACCCAGACCGTTCGCTCCATGAGAGCTCGAAAGGCCGTTACTCGGTAGGCCCAGAGCGGGAGCGCCAGGCGCATGATTCAGGCCATGGGCCCGATGGCGATCCAGTCACAGACAATCGTTCCGGCTGTCCCGGCGTCAACGCGGATCGCAGCGAACGTAAACCCATCAGTCGTGACGAGCGACGCGGTACAGGCGAAGACGGTCGATGCGCCCGTAGGCATTCCGACGACGCGGGGGATACCAGCGAACGGCACCGGGAATACAACCGGAGTCGACCCTGCGGCGGCGCCGGCGTTCGTGATGGTCGCCTGACCGGTCTGAATGCCCTCGACAGCGTCGTGCAGCTGCTGCCCCCAGGCTGTCTCGATGGGCTGTCCTGCGATAGGTCGGCTTGCGACGATGTCAGGCATGGGGCGTCTCCTCTTCTAGGCCGGGATCTTGAGAACAACGATCAGTTGCGGGCGATACGTCGACGTGCCGTAATCATCGGAGCAGAATTCTGACGTGTAGGCCAGGCTTGTTTCGCTGTAACCGATGATCGCCAATCCCCTGTTGGCGATACCGGACCCTCCGGCAGCTGCCGGCGCCCAGTCCTTGACAATGGCGGTGACGTCAATGTCGACCTGCGCGAGCTCCGACCTGGTAACGGACTTGACGGCTTCATGCGTCGCTGTCCTTGTCGGCCCTGGCCATATGACGGCGTTACTGCCGCTCGGACTGCCTGACGTGCCCTCGCTCCACGATGTCGTGATGCGCTGTACCCGGACCTTCGGCGTACTGCCGAACCCGACATTGCTCTGATCGCTCGTTCGCAGCCTCAGGGTCGCAGATACGACCTCTAGGGCATCCGCCAGGTTCAGCGTCGGGAACTCGACAAGCATTCTGTTCTGCCACCCGTCCCAGTACCCGGCCGGATTGGCGAGCTCTGCCCCTGCCCCGTACTTCGCTCCGGTATTCGTCAGACTCACGCGGGCGCTCTTTGTGCTGGTGTAGCTGCGCGTTACCTGCTGTGTCGCCGGAGGCGTGGGAACGTCCGGAGGGGGTGGCGTCACATTGATGATCCATTCCGACGACGACACATAGCACAGCACAGCTGCAGTCCAACCGGCCTCGGAGACGCTTACCGAAAGACCCAGGCTGCGCGCATCGGTCGACACGTCGGGCTCGGGCACATCAAGACGAAGACGGACAGTTTCAATGCCGCCCATTCCTGCCAGCTGCATTAGCTGCTCGGGGGTCGTTGGCCATATCAGGGACGGTATGTACTCCAGCGACGCGAATGCCCTATCGTCAATGACCCTCTGGGCCCATACGGCAGCATCGGGAACCTTCCGTTCCGTGCGGTCGACGGCCTGTACCCCGAAGCGCTGCTGACTTGATGCGTTGTTGACGACAGGTACGACCGGCCCTGTCAGATCGCGAGCCGTAACCCTGTTGATGATCCCGTCAGCATTGCTGTGCGCCAGCAACTGGACGACCGGGATACCACCGAACCCAAGAGCCAACCCTCTGTCGATTGGCTCCCCGTGCGACCGGAACCTGACGACAAGGTCTGCTGCTACCCAAGCGTAGTGCAACGAATCCTGGGCGGCAGCGGAAATGGACTGCCATACCCCGATCTGCTCCGTCGGTATCTCGGAGGGCTCTCCGATGAGGGGGTCGCCTTCCGGTGGGTCGGGCTCCACGGAGACAGCCGTATAGACCGTCGCTGCGATCAACTGCCGCGCATAGGCCCTCAGGGTCGTAGCGGGCGACGATGGCGTATCGACCTTGACATTCGACAGCGTACCGACAGGATCGGTACCAGCAATCCGGCCCTGCTGCGCCTGATTGTCGTAGTCAATCGAGTCAAGGATCGCAAAACAGATCGGCGTTCCCTGGTAGACCAGGCGCATATACGACCCCGGGAGCAGATCAGACGCGAACGGAGCAGACGTATTCGTCGGGTCCAGGAGCCGGTTGGGGTCGTATGTCTCGAGGCTGAAGGACCCGCCGGCAGCGACCGACAGGACTCCAAGGGCCCTGTTCGCTCCCCAGGAATAGGAAGCTTGGAGGATCTGAAGGGACACGTCCTGCCAACTTCTCAGAGGCCATGTCTCCCCGCCCCAGGTAGCCTGGTCCCAGAGCGGGGAACCCTCCGGATTGGCGTACAACTGTACCGCCACGCCATCGAACGGCAGACGCTGTAGCGTCATGTCAGGTTCAGGATGTTGACGCCGTTACGCCGGGAGTAGGTCCGCAGGGCCCGGATGACCTCACGCTCAATGGTGATCGGATCGCCAACGATATTGACGATCACGCCAGCCGATGCGCCTCCGGTCGTTGCCGCCCTGCTGCTGGAGCTCGAACCCGTCGGCGTCGCGCTCAGGTTCAGCCCGGGGAGCTTGTCAATTCCCGGGATCTTGCTCAGGAGCTCGCGCAGCTTGTCCAGGGCCTTGCCAATCCAGCTGACGAACTTGATGACAGCGTCGACGACCTTGAGCAGGACCCCCAGGACAGTAGTCAGCGCTTGCGCCAGAAGCTTTACCAGGGGCGTCAGGACCGGCAGCAGGGTCTTGACGAGCTCCCCGAATGACTTGAGGATCGGCGTCAGGGCCGGCAGCAATGCATCAAGGACGGGGAGCAAAGCCTCTCCGACAGTCTCCCCAAGCTCTGCCATACCGTCAGCCATCTTCGCTGACGCTCCGGCCGTGCTGTCCCCGTAGAGCTTTGCCTGTCCAGCTGCGAGCTTCTGGGCGTTCCCCAGCGTCTCGGTTGCGTCTGCTCCGACAGTCAGCCCAGGGATCAGGGTCTTGAGGGCCTTGTCCTGCCCCTGATTGGCCTTCGCGACAGCGTCAGCAGCCGTCGCCAGGTCGACCCCCGACAGGCGGGCGATGTCCTGCGCGATGGCCAGCTGATCTGTTGCCTTCGTCATGTCCCCCGTTGACGTGACGAGAGGCTCGAGGGCAGCGCGCGTCTCAGAGTCGGTAAACGCTAGAGCCTGGCCGCTCGCGATAGCAGCATCGGTCGCTGCGCTGTAGTCCTGCGTTGATCCCGTGGCCTTCTGGATCGCCAGCGCAAGCTTCTCCTGCTCGTCACGGTCGGCAGCTGCCGCCATTGTCATATCGAGTAGGGCCTTGCCGGCAACGACGGCAACGCCAGCGACGCCGGCCATCGCAGCGATGCCTCCGGTACTGACGCTCTTCCCGAAGACCTTGACACCCTTGTCGGCTTCGTTGAGGGCAGACGTCAGGCCTTTCGTATCGCCCACGATCCTGACAACGAGAGCCGGCCCAGCCATTAGCGCGCTGCCTTGATGTCGACCACGGCAGCAACCTCCGACAGCGACATGGAGCGAACGACATCGGGAGACAGCCCTGTCGCGACGACGACGCCGGCAGTCAGCTTCGCTGCCTTCGCCTTCCTGGCCTCCCTCGCAGAGTCGGGGGTCCCGATAATCTCGACCTGCCCCGCGAGGACATCGGCATACGTCAGCCCCGGGACCTCACGCCGATTGACGACCCAGGCGACAGCGCAGAGGAGGCGCAGCTTGCGAGCTCCGCGCTTCGGACCAGCCATCAGGGATTGCATCTCTTCCGGGTCGACGCCGGCGGCTTCGCACAGATCAATCAGATCGCCGAATGACAGGGACTCAGGGCCCATCTGCGATGCCTCGACCTGAAACAGCTTCATTTCGCCATCCCTTTCGCAGCGATGGCCTTCCTGACGTGATCTTCGAACAGGGCCCGGACAACGGTTTCCTTCGCCTTGAGGGCACGCTCTACGCGCTTCTGTGGAGCGATACCCCGGGATGGCCACCCGTACTCGATGACCGGGGCATAACCCGAGTCACCGGTCCTGCCCTTGCCATGCTTTACTCGGGAGACAACGCGGCCCTGGGTCTTGCCGCCCATGCCCTTGTATGACTTGGACAGATCCCCTGACCGGTTGGGCCCGTAGGATGCAGCAGCGCCGGCAACGATCTGCGCCGCCGCCTTACCGACCTTCCCGTAGAGCGTCACGTCTCGCTCAATGCCCTCGAGGGCAGCGCTAATCTCACGCTCCCCCAGGAGCTCGACGCTGCGCGCCATGACTCACGCTGTCTTCAGCGTAGGCTTCGCGACGCAGGGGAGCTCTAGCGACATCTCACCGTATGTATTGACCTCTCCCCCGTAGTCTCCGGCAACCAGCGTAACCTGGCCTTCCATCGACGGCGCTTCGGTGGTCGGGGTCGCTGTGCCTTCGCTCGCCACATTGAGCTCGAAGTCAGCGACGGCGCCATCATTCGTCCAGAGGAAGGTTGACAAGCCGTCAGCCGACCAGTCCTGAATACCCTCGAGGACCAGGGCGTAGGACGGAGCTCCGACGCTCGAGAACTGTCCATCGCTGGACAGGGTATTCACGGTGACGACGTCCCCGGCTGATACCTGCAGCTTCGCGACCTTCGCGAACATCTGGTATTCAGCGGCGGTACCTGATCCGACCTTGAGAGTCAGGTAGACATCCCGGAGGAACAGGGGAACCGCGACTACTGCTGCCATTGTCAGACCTCCTCTACACGATCATGGTACTGACTTCAGCAGTCAGCGCGAGATAGGACGCTCCCCCGACATCGTAGGCCCGAGGGGCGGATACGACGGGCGCAGACCAGGCGAACCCGACCCCACCGGACGCAGTTACCAGGCTCAGCGTCTGTGCGAGCTCGTCGACAGCAGCTGTCATCGCCTTGTCAGATGCTGACGTCAGCAGCTGAACAACGCTGAAGCGAACAGTCCTTGACGTGCGCGTCAGCGTGTAGGGCTCCACGAATGGCTCCCCCGGAACGATGATCGCTTGGGGGGGAGCAGCTGCGCCGGACGTCTCGGCGACGACGATGCCGGCAGCTGTCAGCCTCGATACCAGGTCGGCCCGGGCGTCAGCGACGGTCGACACGTCAGGCGATCCCAATCGTGCGCCATCGGTCCAGCTGCGGGAGGATGCCGTTGATGTAGTCGCGCGCCACGCGCTCGCTGATGCCCGACACGTCGCTGTACCCAGCCATGCCGAACGGTGCGTCACGTCGGCGGTAGGCATCCCCGCCGGCCGTCAGGGCGTTACCCCGGACCTCGTCATACATGGCCTGTGGGATGGGGTCGGGGACCACGCCGAGGTAGGCATCGATTGCCGCATTGACCGCCCTGGCGCACTCCCCGGCCCATGCCGTGTCAGCCTCCGTCGGCTGACTGACGCGCGTATGCGTCAGGATGTCCAGCCCTGTAATCCACGTCACGGCACCAGCGCTGCCATCCGTCGCCTTGTGCGCGGAACCGAACCATGCAACAGAGAACCAGGACACGCCCGCGACAGGGCCGACTCCGTTGTGCGCGAGCTCTGTCAGCGGGATCTGGAGCCAGTCCCCATTGTCGCGTGCGATGGCGGGACCGGCGGCGATGTATCGCGCGTAATGACTGCCGATCTCCGTCGAACCCGCCTCGTACAGTAACGCGATCTCGGCAGCGGTCAGGGCGCGATCCCAGATCGACACCTCATCCAGCGAGCCGATCCACATCCCTCCCGTTGACGGAAGACCGCCGATCCTAGCGCCGGTCGCAGCAGGAAGCAGACGGGTTGACGCAGTCCCTGTGCCGACCTGTACGCCATTGATGTACATCCGCATCGTCGCGCCGTCGTAGGTGCCGACGGCATGGTGCCATCCAGCGGTTGGCGCTGACTGCTGGATCAGATCGTTCCCGTCGGAGTTGATCCGCTGGAACCGGATGCCAGTCGTCGTCTCAACGATCTGCCAGTTGTAGGTGTTGCCTCCGACGGCAATCGCCCGCCTGAACGACGCGTCAGGCGTGTAGTCGGACCACAGCGACACGCTGAACGGGGCAGCGCCAGCGAACGCGACGGGTGCGTGGGGGATCGTCGCCGACTCCGTCCCGCTGAGTGTCATCGCCGTGTTGGCATCGCCCACGAGCGCCCCGGTGGCACCCAGCGTCGGCGAGTTGACGTAGGTCCCGGGATGGGCACCCATCTCGTCAGCAGCCGCCGTACCGGACGACTCGCCCAGCCGCCAGTAGGCGACCGGCCCCATGGCCTTGACGGTGTCAGCGTAGCTGCCCTCGGCCGTGGCGACGACGTTATCGCCGGCCAGAATGGCGTAGTTGTGGCGCGCGTACCCGTTGCGGTCAACGCTGCTGATAGCAAGCGTCGGTGATGCGTCGATGGCGAGCTTTCCGGCTCCTGGGTTCACGGCTGCGTTCGTGCCGGCGTAGTCGTACTGCGGAGCTCCGTGCTGATGGTCTGTGGTAACGCTCTCGGTTGCCGGCAGGTATAGGTCCATCTGACCCGTGATTGCCGCCAGACCCGTGGCATCTGCCACGTCCCCGTAGAGGTCGACCCAGTAATCCTTGTCTGCTATCGAGGTAACAACGACGTTCCAACTGACGCCGGTAGCCACGCTCTTGACGACCAGGACGGACCCAATAGAGCCCAGGCCTTGCGTCGGATGCGATATCCCCTCCGCATCGATCTTCGACACGGCCATGCGGATGATGACGGCAGAGAGCGACGTCATACCCACGCCACCAGGAGCGGGCTGAACATTGGCACCGGTTGTGACCTTGTTATAGGTTGCCGGCGTCAGTTCCGTCATCAGAACAGGTCACTCGTAAGCGTCACGTTCGTATTGAGACTCATAACGAGCTTCAGGAACGTCCAGGGACGGGCCGGCATCAGGACATAGAGCCCGGTCACAGCAGTTGTGATGACGAGCGCAGCCCTGCTCCAGTCTCCGGCAGCAGACGCCAGGGGGCTGTATGACACGTTCCACCAGGTCACTCCGTCACCGGAGCCCAGCACATTGACGGTGACGGTCGGGGTAGCACCGACCGTGGACACGATACGTAGGATCGGGGGCCGCAGATTCGCGTCAGATCCGACACGCTGAAGGACGTTCGTACTGTCAGCGTTACCGGTCTGCGACGTCTGAAGATTGCCGGGATACGGCAAGGTCGCCATCGGTGAACCTTTCGGCTGAAGAGGGCCCCGGGAGCAGGGAGAAACCCCCGGGGCCCAAAGACCAGACTTAGGCGCCGGTTTCCTTCGTGGAGCCCCGGCGCTTCCCGACGACAAGGTAGGCCCACAGCCCGATGCGGATGCCGGCCGGACCGGTTACCTGCTCGTAGCTGAACTGCGCAACATTGCTCTCGAAGATGACGTAGTCATCTGCGCGGCTGGTAACGACCACCCCACCGACTCCGGCGCCCGTGCCGGGAGTAGATGCCCAGGAGAGGACGAACGGCACGCCCAGGACGCTCGCGCCGGCTGCTCCGTCCTGCGTGGTGCCGGATGCGTTGACCGGGCCCAGCCACGGCATCAGGAGCCGACCCCCGACCGCGTCCAGCTGCTGGATCGCACCGGAGTAGATGGTCGGGGGAGCGAACTGCGCCTGTGCCGGGAGGAAGCGCTTGCCTTGGAAGTCAACGACCAGACCGACCAGGCCCGCGTGGGGCGTCGCTGCAGTCAGCGTAACGGAGGTATCCGTTGCGCCGGCCTCGACAGCCGTCTTGATGACAGTCTCAGAAGCCTGGGCGTAGGCCTCCATCAGGTCCGACATAATCATGTTGAGCGCTGCGGGGTCCGCACCGTCCAGGACCTGGCGGCTGACGACAGTCTCACCGCCGTAGAGCAGCGGGGTAACGGTCACGGCCTCTGTCGCGTAGTCGGACGCAACAGGGTTCACATTCTCCCCGGACTGGACGGCAACCGACGTGCTTGTCGTGACGCGGGGGAAGATGCGCGGGAGCCCGTCGGCGATGGCCACCCTGTTGTAGAACGACCCCATCGGCCGGCCCTTGAGGATGCGCTCTGTGAGGAGCCCCGGAACGTAGGTATTGGGGTACGCGCCCGGGATCTCCGTCGTCAGGACTTCCCCGGCCCGGAGCTTCAGATCGATGTCAGCGACCAGCCGGCGGTTGCGCTCGATGCGCTCTGCAGCTGCCGAGTCACCGCGCGAAGCCTTGAAGCCATCGGCCAGGAAGGAATGACCGCTCGTGGGCCCGTAGGGCATCTCTGCGCGGGTGACGATGGCCGGGGCCCGAACGGCCCTGACGAGCTCCGGCACCGGAGCAGCTGCGCGCGGAGCCTCAGGAGCGGGAGCTTCTGCCGGAGCAGTCTCCGCCGCGTCTTCGGTGATTGTGCCGCTCAGGCTGATTGTAGAGTCTGCCATGTCTGATGCCTCCTCAGCCCTCACGGCCGTGATCTGTGCGCCGGGATACGAGCCGGCCTCTACCATCGCGACGCGCCGGATGTCGATTTCCGAACGCTCCGTGACCCCGTCGGGTCGCTTCCTGCTGCGGACGGGCCGGAACCCGATTGACAGGTCAGGCCAGATACCGGCCCGAGCCTCCTCGAGGGCGTCATCGCCGGCCCGCGTCCGGGGGACGACGAATGCCATATGCAGACCCTCGGCCCGGGAGTCAGCCTCGACTCCCCGGGCAACCACGGGACCCCCGTGCTTGCCAACCTCGAGCCTGACGTCACCCGGCTTCAGCCCGCGAACGGAGCTCGCGGGGATTGTCTCCCGGTAGTTGCCATCCGGGGCATCGATGACGACATCCCAGGGGACAACGATGCCCTCGATGATGCGCTCTTCGCCGGCCCTGACCGTCAGGACCCCCGGCACATCTCGACGGACCAGGGCGCTAGACATCAGATGTCACCTCGATAGTCGGGGGAACGACGCCGGGGGCGGTGTAGCCGGCCGGGAGCGGGGACAGACCCTCTTCGGCTCGCGCTTCGTCGGGCGTCAGGAACCCGGCGCCGATTGCGACGGCGTAGGCCTGGTACCTGTTCAGCATCGAGGGCCTGGTAAGGGGATCAGGGTTCAGACGGATGTGACCTGCTGCGAGCTCGTCGGTGATCGCGTCTTCGATGATCCCCATGTATCCGGACAGCGTCCCCCGGACGAGCTCTAGGCCCTCATTCTCGACGTTCTGGTATGTGTTGCTGGCTCCGGCGATGACCGACTCTAGCTTTCGTATCGGAATGCCGAAGTAGCGCGCGACGTCGGCGATCATCTCCCGACGCGCAGCGACGCCAGTATCTGTCGTGGGGTCTGCTCCGAACGTCTGGGCGTCAATTCCGCTGTGCAGGATCGCCGGATAGTCAGGGCCCATGCTCCGCGCTGTCGCCCAGGAGCCTCGGATATCCTCGGCTTGCGTCAGCGTTAGGGGCTGATCCGTCTTGAGCGTCGTGACCGGAGCGCCGCCGGCAGACCAGTACCGCCCGACATAGACGTCAGCTGCGAGCATCGCTGCGAACTCCGCGCGTCCCAGACGGACGACGCTCGACAGCTGAGGCGGGACTCCTGGGAACGGCAGACGCCGGAGGACGATGACGTCTTCGGCCGGAACCTCGAGGTTACCGATGCGGTAGGCCTCGGCCGGCGTCAGGGGGTTGGACGATGTCGTAGCCGGCAAGATCCAGCGAACGGGAACGGGGAGCAGCTGCCCCTCAACGCGCCACAGATAGGCCAGATTCTCGAGCGCCAGGCTGATGCAGACCTCGGCGACCCATTGACGACGTGTCATCGCTTCGTAGGGGCGCATGACGATGCGATCAGGGGTCGTGACCGGCCGGCCATCTGTGCCGAACTGGACCCAGGGCAGCTGCGTCAGGCCGTCAGCGATGATCTGCAGCGACCGAACGACAGCTGACAGCGCGAGAACGGAGTCGGTACTGACGCCAAACGGGAGCAGGGGATAGCTCCCAGACGTGACGTAGGCCGGGATAGAGCGCGGAGTCGGTGCGCTCTCCCGGCCTAGGAGCCTGTCGATTATGCTTGGCACATCGATAAGTATGCACCCCCGGTGCAAGTATGCAACGGGCTTATGCAGATCGCCTAGAAGATGCCGGGCACCGGAGGGCGGTACGCGGCCGCATGAGCAGCCATCGTCAGAGCGATGACGGCGTCGATGTCTCCGGCAGAAGCCTGAACTCCCCATCGCCAGGCCCCATCAGACCCGACAAAGCGCTTCGCAGCCATCGGCAGCTGATAGTCAAACAACGGATCGTTGTGCGCGAGCCTCCCCGACGTCAGCATCTCGCCCAGATCCATGCAGCCGGAGACAACGGCAGACGGCTTGAGGGGGTCGTAATTGAGCCCCGACGACACGGAATGACGGCCCAGGGCTGACGCGATCCCCGATGACAGGTCATAGGCGATGTACGCCGGGGGTCGCTTCTGGGCGAACTCCGTGACAGCTGCCGTGATCTGCTCTGCTGTGACCGGGTGATCTTCGCTTCCCCGGAACTCCCGGAAGACCTCGACGCCGATCCTTCCGTCTGCTCTTTCGCCGGCAACGGCAATTGTCGCGCGCAACCAGCCGGCTGCAACGCTGATACCCAGGCTGAAGGGACCAAGAGCCGTGTCCAGAGGGGCCGAGGGTACCCGGCAGCGACCCCAAAGACCGGCGCTGAAGGCCGTTGTAACGACGCTCTCAGGCCACAGGTTCAGACGCTCGCGAACCCAGGAGGCCTCAGGGAGGACGGAATGCTCGCTCGTGATCGCTCTCCTGGTAACGCGCTTGCCCAGAGCAGGGTTGGCACGGGCGACCTGGGCCCAGTCAAGGTCGGGGGTCGGCTCGGTCGCAGCCCACCAAGCCGCGTAGAACGTCGGGTCTGGCTTCTCGTCACCGGCTGCGATCCTGACCGTGCGGTCGAACAGAGCTCGCAGGACGACGCTGTCGGGGTGACCGGCCGTCGACGTCATGAGCATCAACGGACTGCGCTGCGCGCTCTGGGTCGGTGAGAGGACCTCGTACATATCCCAGCTGCGCTGCGTCAGTACCTCGTCCCAGGCGATCAGGCCATTAGAGCTCCCCCGCTGACTCCCGGGCTGTGCCGTTGACGTGTCCAGCGTAAGGGCCCCATCCATTGACCTGATCCCGGCGAGTCTAGTCAACGCGAATTCGTCGGCATACCGGGACCCTGCCAGGTCGTTTAGGACGGAGTTATAGGGGATGCGGGCCTGTCTGGCGTCATGAGCAGCTGTCAGCATCTGCTCCCAGCCGGCGAAAGCCTCGAGCTTGTGCCCCTCTGCGAGTATCCACCCCATCAGGAGACGCACGATTACGGTCTTCCCCTGCTGGCGAGCGGTACTGACGAGCGCCAGCCTGGCGACCAGGTCACCGTGACGGTCGTACCTCAGAGCTCCATTGAGGGCGTATTCCTGCCAGGGGTCGGCGTCGATGCCCAGGGCATCCCAGCCCCAGGCGACGACAGCAGGGCCGTAAGAGCCCCTGACCCCTCGAGGTACTGGCGTCTCCCATCTCGGCAGCTGCCTCAGACGTCGTCTGCGCCTGGGGCCCCGGCCCTCGACAACCTTCCGCGCGATGACGCCGTGGCGCTGCTGCACCCCCGGCGCTAGCGGGGGCATCGCGATCCATCGGAAAAACACTC